TGACGCGGCGACTACCACCCGCAGTTACGAAGAACGCACAGGGAGGGTGAAGCCGTGAGACCAGACCTTCAAATGAATATTACAAATCATGATCGCCCTCTGGAACGCTGCGAAGGAGTATAAGAGATGACCGAGGACTTTGATCCTGTTATACGTCTAACAAAGACTGTAATTAAATTTAAAGGTGAGGTAGAGCTACCCTATGCAGATGACAGGGGTTCTTATGACCACTGGTTAGTAGGAACCATTAAAGAGGCTATTGAAGCCGGACCAGAAACAGATAACATTTTTGAAGCATTGAACCTGTCTTGGAAAATCAAAGAAAAAAGTCTGCGTGACGGCGGTTGGAGAGAAATAGCAGAGCAAGTCACAAAGGAATGGCGAGCCTGTTTAGCTGTGAAAAAGGAGCTAAATGGAGACCTAGAACTCCTATCTATCCAGAAGGGGCAATTAAAGGAAGATTTGGTAGAGGCTCAGCGCCTAATTACTGTACTTAAAGCACAAGCAGTACGTATGGAGAAAGATGTTGACCGGTATCTTATACTTAGACGTGGCGGAACTAGGGCTGGTATTTGGGGAGGATCATTTGACGAGTATTTCACGGGGGAATCCTTGGACACCTTGTGTGACTCAGCGTTGCAGGAGACGGTAAAATGAACACCGAAGAACTTGATCTGGCGGTGGCGAATTGCGAAGGAGTGCCCGCATTCTTGGTCCCGGAAACTGGAATAACTCCCGGTGCTGGTTCGTGTTGGGTAGTACAAGACCCACACAAGGTATCGGATGATGGTGCCTATTTCAAAGGTATTGGATGGTGCGTTGAATATAGTCCGTCGACCAACTGGGCGCAGGGAGGACCAATTATAGAACGTAAAGAAATACAACTTAGTTCTACACCGTACTCAGAGGGATTGGGTTGGTATGCAAGTATGGGCCTTACCAAGGATATATATGGAAACACACCATTGGAAGCCGCCATGTGCTGCTACGTCGCGGCGAGGGGGTAAAATGACTGAAACCGACCGCCAAATGGAGTTTATCTTAAATAACCATCGAGAAATATTAAACAGAACTGGTCTAGCCTACTTAAGAGAACAACTAGACTTACTAGTGGTCCTAGCTACAAAGGAAACTGAAGAGCGGTTACAGGAGGGATCATTTCCTACGCAATCCTTGACGTTGAAACTACAATTTTCCAAAAAGGGAATCCTTACTCAGAGCGTAATAAACTCTGTGTGCTTGGTCTCCGCATTGGACCGGTAAATTACATCTGGAATATTGAGTATGATCTAACCCCATACAACACAGATCTAGAAAGCATTCAAGGTTTCTTGGATCAAGTAGACACGCTTGTCGGATTCAACCTGAAGTTTGACCTTGCTTGGTTGCGTAGGTACGGCCTAAACTTTGACCATTGTACGATGTGGGATTGTCAACTTGGTGAATTTGTACACACGAACCAGCAAGAACGGCTGCCTTCTCTTGAGGGCTGTCTATCCAAATATGGCCTTGGGCACAAACTTGACATCGTTAAAACCGAATACTGGGAACGTGGAATTGACACCCCAAACGTACCTTGGGATATTCTCGAAGAGTATCTAGTATCCGACTTAGAACTCACGGATAAACTGTACAAGTGGCAATTAGATAATATCCCTAAGAGTAAGAGGAATCTTCTTAAGCTCCAGAATAAGGATCTGGTAGTCCTTCTAGAAATGGAAGGCACGGGTTTACTTGTTGACTGGCAAGGCCTATCAACAGCCGCACAGGCTCGTAGACTAGAGCTAGAAGAAACCTTGGATAAGCTACGGGATTTCACCGGGGACTGGCCTTACTTCAACCCAGACAGTCCTGAGCACATTTCAGCCTTGTTGTACGGTGGAAGCATTACAGCCAAGGTAAGCACTGAGTACGAACACACCTACAAGACCGGCCCGAAGAAAGGAACGGTTGTTCCACGTAATAGGTGGCACGAAGAAACCAAGGATTTTACGAGATTGGTAGCACCACTTAAAGGCTCGGAGTTAAAGAAGGAAGGTCTGTGGAGTACCGATGAACCTACTCTGCGGCAATTACCCAAGCCTAAGAAATTGATTGATCTTCTTCTGCATAGAGCAGCCCTGACACAATTACTAGGAACTTACTACGATGGATTCACCAAAATCTACACAGACATGGACTGGAGGGATGATGTGTTACACGGCACTCTGAATATGTGTATTGCCCGGACAAGTAGGTTATCAGCCTCTAAACCTAACCAACAGAATATTCCGGAGGAAATCTTTGCATATATAAGGAGTCGTGGATGACCCAAGTATCAATTGTAATGACCAGTGACACTCATATGGCAATCCCGCAGGTACCGGATGCGGATATCTTCATCCATGCCGGAGACGGTACGTATACGGGATCTACGCACGCTCTACGAGACTGGTTCCAATGGATGGAGCGTCTTCCTCACGAACACAAGTTGTTTATAGCTGGGAATCACGATTGGGGGTTTGACCTTCACCCCGGGAAACATCAGCAAATTATGAAGGAGGAATACCCAAGTCTCACGTATCTTGAGAATTCCGGATGCGTGGTAAAGGGCCTGAAATTCTGGGGATCTCCTGTACAGCCTCACTTTTTTCAATGGGCTTTCCAGAAGAACCGTGGTAAAGAGTTACGTGAGCATTGGGCACAAATTCCAGACGATACAGATGTTCTTATTACTCATGGACCACCTTGGTCTTTCGGAGATACCAACGCTAACGACAAAAGATTTGGAGATCAGGATCTCTTGGATAGGGTACTTGAAGTTAACCCAAGGCTGCACGTCTACGGACATGCCCACCACGGTTACGGTGTTTATGAGAATGAACACACAATTTTCGTAAATGCTGCCCATATGAGCGAGTCGTACACACCTATGAATGCTCCAATTAAAATTACGTTAGATTGCTGATCCACGCTGATGTTAAGAGCCTTGAAGTTGTAACTGCTGCATACCTTAGTCAAGACGAGGTACTCTGTACCGAGATTCGAGACAAGGTAGACACCCATGAAGAAAATCAAAAACGATTTGGGTTACCCACTCGCTTAGTTGCGAAGACGTTCAAATTCCGTTTGATCTACGGTGGCTCGGCCTACGGCTATGCACATGATCCGGAATTTACCGCTGTGTCGCGGAGCCAGAAGTATTGGCAAGATGTCATCGATGAGTACTATCACAAGTACTCTGGCATGGCCAAATGGCACAACTCCCTAGTCGAAGAAGTAAAGCGCTCCAGAAAGATTGTTCTTCCCACGGGCCGAGAATTCCATTTCGAGCCTCTTGTTTTCCGGGGAGAGCACAAGTGGCCCCGTACCCAGATCCTTAATTATCCGGTTCAAGGTACTGGCGCTGATCTGGTAGCCATTGCACGGGTGACTATGCACAAGCGACTCAAAGCCCTAAAATATCCGGTTTTGTTTCAAAGCACGGTTCACGATTCTGTTGATATAGATTGCCTTGACAATGACCTTGGGATGGTATATAATGTATGTCAGGTTATAAAACAATCTGTTGAAGACGTTCCACTCAACTTTTATCGGCTCTTCGGAGCCGTTTTCAACTTACCCGTCTCATGTGAGATTGGGTTTGGTCGCAACTTAGGAGACCTCCAAGAGTATGCCTAGCATCACTGTCCTGAAGTCTGATATCACAACTGCCAAGAATCGCAATGGCAAGCCCTATAACGTATGTGAGTTCGCCTATAAAGACGACACAGGTAAAGTAAAGAGTATGCGTATCTTCGGCTTCGGTAATTCAGAGGCCGCTTACAAGGTAGCCACAGCCGCCGTACCGGGCGATGTCGTTGATGCTGTGTTCCAGCAAAATGACAAAGGCTATTGGGAATTCGCGTCCCTAACTGCAACCGATAAAAAAGAGGATGTAACCGCCGTGGCAGCCACACCAGCAACAAGCGGCAAGAGTAACTGGGAAACCAGTGACGAGCGAGCGGCTCGCCAACTTATGATTGTCCGTCAATCAAATCTTAAGACAGCCGTTGCCATGTTTGAATGCAACAAAGCAAAAGCTACCCCGGAAGATGTCATCAAGGTTGCTCTGATGTTTGAAGAGTTTGTAATGGCTAAAAACGGAGAGGTTGAGTAATGATTCGAGAAGCCTTCAAGCTGGTTCTCGGCCCAAAGGGGCCTGTAATTACTCGGGTAGAGATTACTGATTCGGAAGGGCTCTCTTGGCAAGGCGCGAAGAAGGAATTGCGTCTGTTGTATATCTCCCAAGCTCAAGCCCTACGAGGGGTATCAAAAGAGAGTTACTTTGCAGAGGCAACTACGGAAGGAGGTGTGGTCTAATGGATGATAACTTTGGATATGGCCTTACTATTGGTTTAGTTCTTGCCCTATTGGTTGGACTTTTCTCTTATAACGCTGCCCAAACCACTGTGAGGGATCAAGCGGTAGCCGCTCAAGTGGCGTGTTACAAGGTGCCTGAAATGGGAGGCACGGTAACATTCCAATGGAATTGCACATCTAAAGCCAAGAGCATCGTGAGCGACCTTGGGGCTATTGCAGAGGTACTTGGCCCGCCAATCGTACGGTAATAAATGACAACAGCCCTAATTGATGGGGACATAATCTGTTACCGTTGTGCTGCGGTAACGGAGGAGGATGATCCGGGTATTGCCAAGTGGCAAACCGACGAGCTTATGACAAGGGTTCTGTCGGAGACGTTAGCAACAGCACACCAAGTGTTTATTTCGGGCGAGAATAACTTCAGGTACGTCCTGTATCCTGACTATAAAGCCAACCGAAAAGACAAACCCAAGCCAAAGCACCTAAATCTTTTAAGAGAGCACCTTGTAACTAATTGGGGCGCTGAAATTGTTAATGGATGTGAAGCCGATGACTATCTGGGAGTCCATCAAACTGAGGGCACCGATACTATTATCTGCTCCATTGACAAGGATCTTCTTCAGATTCCCGGTATGCACTACAACTTTGTACGCCGGGAAATGACTGAGGTGAATGAATTAGAGGGCTGGCGGAACTTCTACACCCAGCTTCTAATTGGCGATGCCACGGACAACATCAAAGGTTGCCCCGGAGTTGGCAAAGTCAAGGCTCCTAAGTTTCTCTCTGAATGCGATACAGCCGAAAGCTTCTACAACGCTTGTGTTAAGCAATATGAATTGGCGAAAACATCTCTTGAGCAGATGCACCTGAGTGCCCAACTACTCTTTGTGTGGAGAAAACTAGACGACATATGGACGCCGCCTACAAAACAAAAACAAAACTAGGCACCGAAGTAATCATTTTCGGAACTCTCGACGACTTTATCTTTGGGGCTTATCAGGGGGAGGATAGATGGATTCCATGTAGCTGGTACACAAAGCCACCCCTTGCCGGTCGTTACTCTGAGCAAGCACCTTGTAGCTTGGATCTAGTTTCCAATGATACTTGAAACAACTATTCTAATTGGTTTTCTTGTAGGTTTTCTTGTCTACCTATCGCAGTAAGTTTGAAGGAAGGATCGCACAGTCCCTCGCTAAGAGGGCTGTGCCCTTCAAATATGAGTCTATTAAACTTAAATTCACGCAACCGGCTAAGGAGCGTACCTATACCCCAGACTTTGAACTACCTAACTCTGGTGTTTATGTGGAATGCAAGGGGAAATTCACCAAAGAAGATCGAGACAAAATGCTATGGGTCCGGGAAAAGTATCCCGACTTGCGGCTTGTTATCCTCTTCATGCGGGCAAGGAACCCTATCAGAAAAGGCTCAAAAACAACATATGCCAACTGGGCAGACAAGCACGGCTTTGACTGGGCAGATTGGGACACGGACAAAATACCAGCGAGGTGGTTAAAACATGCAAATTAGTCAACTAGTGGAGACAGCAGACGGGAGTTTCACGTACAGTGCCACTCTTACCCAGAATCAACACGCCTTTCTTATTGAGTATGCAATCAAGGATCTTGTTCACAAAGGGCTATTGCCTTTTACAGTCACGGCTGATGATCGAGCGCACACTTCTGTGATTGCTCAGATGTCGGAGGTACCTTCATGATTCACGACTTTATGTGCCCAAATACAGGAGTAGCATGTACCAGCACTTCCTGTGCCCCGGGACAACAAACATGTATCCCAATGGCGGTGTGCCCTAACTGTGGTGTTGGGGCGTCTGTCGAAGCTCTTGAGGATGCCCTAAATTCCGCACGCATCGCGGAGTCGGAGGTACCTTCGTAATGCCCAAGCATCTTATTATTCCGGACACACAGGTAAAAGATGGGGTTCCATTGGAACATCTGTCTTGGGCCGGTGAGTACATTGTCTATAAGAAGCCCGATGTTATTGTGATGATCGGGGACTTCGCGGATATGCCTAGTCTCTCGTCCTACGACGTTGGGCGTAAATCTTTTGAAGGGCGCAGGTATACTTCCGATATCAAGGCATCCCTACTTGGAATGCAGATGCTTCTAGATCCTTTGTTTGACCACAATAGACGGCAAGCAAAGCTAAAGAAGCCTCAATATAAACCCCGTATGATTATGACTCTGGGGAACCATGAGAACCGGATCAATCGAGCTGTGGATGCCGACGCTAAATTGGAAGGGGTACTATCACCAGATGACTTGCAATACGAGTATTTCGGGTGGGAGGTGTTCCCGTACCTTGAACCTGTTGTCGTAGATGGAGTAGCTTACTGCCACTTCTTTACCTCCGGGGTAATGGGACGCCCTGTTACAACTGCACAAGCGTTGATTAACAAGAAGCATATGTCGTGTGTGATGGGCCACGTACAGGGACGCCAGATTGCTTACGGCACACGTGCCGACGGTAAGCAGATCACTGGGTTGTTCGCTGGTGGGTTCTACCAACACGACGAAGCATACCTTAACCACCAAGGCAATCAGCACTGGAGAGGTTTGTGGATGCTCCACGAAGTCTCAGACGGCTCGTTCGACGAGATGCCCATTAGCCTGGAATACCTACGGAAGAAATATGCCTGAGACTGATCCACTTGGTAAAGCACCCGGAGAACGGGGAAGTAAGTTAGACGCGGGTAAGATTGCAGTGTACCAAGGCTTGTTTGCGTACTTCCCCGCAGCGTGTGCCGCTGTAGCGAACGTGTCAACTATTGGAGCAAAGAAGTACTCTTGGAAGGGGTGGGAGGATGTCCCTGACGGTATCAATCGATACAGCGATGCCCTGTGTAGGCACATCTTGCAGGAGAGCCTAGAAGGCCCTTGGGACTCTGGTGAAGGCGGAACTGGGGAATTACATGCAGCTCAGGTCGCTTGGAATGCGATGGCTCGCTTAGAACTTATACTTCGAGAAGAAAGAGATAAGGTTGCGGCAAAAGTGCCCTTTGCGCCCTATGGTCCGGATCTACCAGTTATAGAGGTTCTCTTCGGCCATCTAGGACTATCCTCTATTGGACGAGATCTACCAATTATGACTGGAAGATTTAAAGCATGAGTACTTGGATGCTGCTGACTGTATCAGGATTGCAACTGATTGCACGTTGCATTAAGTCAGAACTTGACGCAGCAGATAGAGGTGGGTAGATGAGCGTTGACCAGAATGCCAAAAACAAAGCTTTGCGAGAATTGGAAAATTTGCGACAATTTATTGAAT